TGACATGGGCAACCTTCAAAGGCCTCCAGGCTGCCGGCAACTATGGCTATGATCCGTTCGAGGGTCTTCCGGTCGTGTTCAACGACACCATCACGGCTATCTCTGCCGCAACGACTGGTGTTGCTTACATGATCGTTGGCGATCTGGATCACGGCGCACTGGCCAACTTCCCGAACGGGGACGACATCACGTTCAAGTATGACGAGATGACTCTGGCAACACAGGATCTGGTCCGTGTTATCGGTCGTGAGTTTGTCGGCCTGGGAGTTGTCGCTCCGAACGCATTCGTTAAAGTAACGAAATAAGGATCACTATTTTCACAGGGGGAAACATTTATGAAAACGGTCATTGCTGTCCCATGTATGGATCAGGTGCCAGCACCGTTCTGTCAAAGTCTCGCGCAGCTTGAAAAAGTGGGCGAATGTTCACTGATGATGAAAAGCGGGTCGCTTGTGTATACCGCGAGGGACGACATTGCGACCCGGACTGTCACATCGGACTTTGATTTTATTTTCTGGCTTGATTCTGACATGGTTATAAGACCTGACACACTGGTCAGGATGATGGACACGTTACAGAAGAACGACTTTGATATTCTGAGCGGATTGTATTTTCGCAGAGTCCCGCCGTACTCTCCGGTACTGTTCAAAAAGCTGGAGATGGACGGCGCGAATTGTATCCACGAAGATTTTAAAACCATACCGGACGAGATATTCGAGGTTGCCGGGTGCGGGTTTGGCTGTGTGCTGATGCGGACGGATGTTTTTCTTGATGTCCAGGCAAAGCACGGGGCCATGTTTGCACCGATCGGCAGCAACGGGGAAGACGTGTCGTTCTGCATGAGGGCGAGAGAGTGCGGATTCAAGATCTACTGCGACCCGTCTGTTATTTGCGGTCATGTGGGGTATTCGGTGGTTGATGACCAGTTTTTCAAGGTGTTTTCCCAAAAGTAAGGAGGGCGTGACATGGCTCTACTCGATAAAGTGAAGGTGGCGTGCCGTGTCACGACCACTGCATATGATGAGGAATTGCACGATCTGATTTCTGCGGCACTGGCTGACATCGGCATCACGGACGTAAGTCCGGAACTGCTGACGGATGGCCAGAACATCATGCCGCTTATCCAGCGCGCGGTCATAACTTACTGCCGTTTGAATTTCGGACAGCCTGACGATTATGACAGGTTGAAAAAGTCCTATGACGAACAGAAAGCGCAGCTCCTGATGAGTTCAACCTATACAGACTGGGGGTGATCCTGTGGACAGGTCAGATGTTATCACGCTGATAAAAGAGACACAGACACAGGACGCGAACGGAGTCTGGAGGAAAACAACAACCGAACGGGATGTCTTTTGCCAGGTTAATTCCATCACGCGTGCAGAGTTCTACGACGCAGGCCGGAACGGTCTGAACCCAGAGTTCTCGTTCTCCATGTTCTTCGGCGACTATGACGGAGAAAGAACAGTCCGGTATAAGGATAATACATACGGTGTATACCGCACGTATCACGCACGGACGGACGTTCTGGAACTGTATGTCGAACGGAAGGGTGGCACAAATGGCTAAAAAGTCAACGGTTGACACGCTTGTCGCAGACATCCAGAAGATTCTGGAGGACTATGAGGGCGATGTCGAACTGCTGAACAAAGAAGCTGTGAAAGCTGTCGCCAAAAAAGGGAAACAGGCATTGCAGGATAATTCCCGGAAAACCTTCGACGGTACCGGAGCATATGCAAAAGGATGGACGGCGAAGGTGGAAGACTCTAACCGCGCTTTTGCAAAAGCCACACTGTACAATTCAAAACTTCCCGGTCTTCCGCATCTTCTGGAACATGGACACGCGAAACGCGGAGGCGGCAGAGTGAGCGGCAGGGTACATATTAAACCTGTTGAGGACGAACTGGAAAAGGCATTCACGCAGGAACTGGAGAAAAAGCTATGACCACGCAGGAAGTCGCGGCAATGGTCGCAGAAATCGGAATACCATCTGCATATTATCAGTTCCCGGATAACACAGGACAGGCGACACCGTTCGTCTGTTTCTTTTATTCCGGGGACAATGATTTCAAAGCAGACGATTCCAACTATCAGAAAATAGAACATTTAATTATCGAACTGTACACGGACGACAAGGATTTTACTCTGGAGCAGACTGTCGAAAGCGTTCTGGCATCTCACGGGATGGTCTGGACGCGTGACGAGGAATGGATCGAGTCAGAGCGGATGCTTGAAGTCGTGTATGAGATGGATGTGGTCATCACATCCGGGGAGGTTTAAATGCCGAATAAAATCAAATACGGAATCAAAAATTGTTACTACGCTGTTGCCACGATCGCGGCAAACGGGACAGCAACATATGACACTCCGGTAGCACTTCCGGGTGCTGTCTCCCTGAGCCTTGACGCACAGGGCGAGAATGAGCCGTTCTACGCTGACAATATTGTTTACTGGGTCGGCAACGGCAACACCGGTTATGAGGGTGATCTTGAACTGGCCCGCGTTCCGGAGTCCTTCAAGACAGACGTGCTGGGCATGATCACTGACGCGAAAGACGTTCTGGTCGAGGATATGAACGCTGAGGCAACACATTTCGCTCTGCTGTTCCAGTTTGAGGGCGATGTCAAAGCCACAAAACACGTCATGTATAACTGCACCTGCACACGTCCGAACGTGTCCGGCGAGACGAAGGGTGAGAACATCACTCCGCAGACGGAGACGCTGACGATCACAGCAACCAGCGTTTACAATGCATCACTTCAGAAGGACATTGTCAAAGCTGAAGCGAACGAAAGCACGGATGCCACCACATACAGCGGATGGACATCTGCCGTATACGTTCCGACAGCTGCATCGGCAACGACCTAAACACCATACCACAGGAGGATACTATGTTCGCGACAATTCGCATAGGTGATAAGGACGTGGGGATGCTTGCAAATGCGGCGTCCCCTTATATTTTCAAACAGGTTTTCGGTGAGGACCTGCTGCTGAAATTCACGCAGATGAAAAGCGAAGCCGATAACAGCATCGGTGAAAAGCTGGGGTTTATCTTCGCAAAACAGGCAGAGATCAGCGACACTTCCGAACTGATGAAGCTGAACATGAATGATTTTCTGACATGGCTGGCTGAGTTCGACCCGCTCGATGTGTTCATGGCATCGGAGCAGATAGTGTTGCTTTATCAGAACCAGAAGAAAGGAACGTCGACCCCAAAAAAGCAGGGCGAGTGACGGATCGCCCATACACGACAGGGGTTTATATGTTGCGATGCTTAGAGTTAGGGCTGAGGCCGTCAGATCTGCACTATCTCGATGAGGGCATGGTGACAGATATGTTGATCGAGCGTGGTAATGACGGAGAGAAATACAACTACATTGCCACGCAGGCAGATTTCGATAGATTTTAGGTGATCATATGGCGAACCGCATCAAGGGCATAACAATTGAGATAGAGGGCAATACCACAAAGTTGCAGACTGCACTGTCAGGGGTCAATAAGGACCTGAAGACCACACAGAGCAATCTGCGCGACGTGAAAAGCCTTTTAAAACTTGACCCGACCAACACGGAACTGATCCGGCAGAAACAGGAACTGCTGGGCAAGGCTATCGAGGACACTAAAAAGAAACTTGATACCGAAAAGGAAGCACTGAAACAGCTGAAAGCCGCTGATCAGACTCCGGAAGTGGTCGAACAGCAGGCCGCGCTTCAGAGAGAGATCGCCGCGGACGAAAATTCCCTGAAAAGCATGAAGGACGAACTATCCTCTGTTGGTCCTGCCGGACTTCAGGCGTTTTTTGCTGTCGGCGAACAGGTGAAAGAAGTCGGTAAGAAGATAACAGAAGTAGGCGAGACACTGACGCAGAAGATCACTGTCCCGCTGGCTGCCCTTGGCGGCGCGTCTATTGCCGCGTTTAAGGTCGTTGACGATGGCTATGACGAAATGATCAAGAAGACAGGAGCGACCGGAGAAGCTGCCGATGAACTCCGTCAGATCCTGGAAAACATCGCCACAGATATTCCGACAGACTTCAAGACGGCAGGCAATGCTATAGGTGAAGTAAGCACGCGGTTCGGTGTTACCGGCGATGAACTGGAAGACCTGTCCAAAAAGTATATCAAATTCGCGGACCTGAACAACACGGATGTCTCCAATGCAATCGACAAAACGCAGAAAGCAATGTCAGCATTCGGCGTTTCAACAGAGGATGCCGGTGCATTTCTGGATACGCTGAATAAAGCGGGACAGGACACTGGTGTATCAGTCGACAGGCTTGCTGATGACATGGCAAACAATGCGACAGCCCTGAAAGAACTGGGCATGAACGCGTCTGATTCGGCGGCATTCCTTTCCAAACTGAGCAAGAACGGAATCGATTCCTCCGCGGCTATTTCGGGCATGAAAAAAGCCCTGGTTAACGCCACGAAGGACGGCAACACGTTCCAGGAAGAAATCGAAGTTATAAGCGACCGCATCATAAACGCACAGTCCTCAACCATTGCGTATCAGGAAGCCATTGACCTGTTCGGGACGAAAGCAGGCCCACAGCTTGCCGATGCTCTCCGGGAAGGACGTATCTCGTTTGAGGAACTGGGGACGGCGATGCGTGACAACATTGGCAACATTGATTCTACATTCGCCGAAACTCAAGACCCGCTTGACCAGTTCACCACCACACTGAACGAACTGAAGCTGGTCGGAGCGGAACTGGGCGCGTCTATCATGGAGATCGTTGCCCCTGCGGTAGAAAAGATCCGGGAGTTTCTGGAACAGGTAAAGGCAAAATGGGAAGAACTCGACCCGGACACTCAGGACATGATCATCAAGATCGGACTGATAGCGGCGGCACTGGGTCCGGTCATCACTATCATCGGCACACTGGTCGCTGCAATCGGCGCTCTGATGTCCCCGATCGGGCTGGTAGTGCTTGCCATCGGTGCAGCCATCGCTGCCGGTGTTGCGCTGTATAAGAACTGGGACGAGATATGCGCGTGGGCGAAAGAGTTAAAAGACAAAGTCATTGAGGCATGGAACAACCTCAAGGAAAAAGTCGTTGAGATCGTTGAGAACGTGAAAGAGTTCATTGCTGAGAAATGGGATGCCATCAAGCAGACAGTTTCAGACGTGGCTGAAACGATCAAGACAACGGTGTCCGATAAGTTTGAGGAAGTGAAAAATAAAATCTCCGATATTTGGGAGAATGCAAAGACGTTAACATCCGACGCATGGGAGGCACTCAAACAGACCGTAGAGGATAACGGCGGCGGTATTACCGGAATACTCCAGACTGTTTCCGATGGGATCGGAGTGCTTTGGGAGGATGGTCTTAATTTTCTTGATGAGATAACCGGCGGGAAGCTGGGTGATGTGTACGACTGGTTTACCGATAAACTTGGAGCCATCAAAGACTTCGCCAGCGGTATAGTCGAATGGCTGAAGGGTATCTTCAACTTTGAGTGGACGTTCCCACATATCAACCTGCCGCACTTTTCTTGGGAATGGCTCGATCTGGGCGGCATCGTATCGCTTCCGGTCATCTCCGTCGATTGGTACAAGAAAGCCTATGATACACCGTACCTTTTCACAGATCCGACGATAGTCGGCGGCAGAGGGTTCGGCGACGGTGGCGGCTCCGGTGAGATTGTATATGGTCGTGATCAGCTGATGCGTGACATTGCTGAAGCATCTTCCGGAGACATCACGATAAACGTGTACGCCAACGAAGGGATGAACGTCAATCAGCTTGCTGACCGTGTATCTGAACGGCTGGCATTCGTGCAAAGACAGAGGGCAGCAGCTTATGCGTAATTATTTAACTTTTGGAAGTTTCGACAGCCGTGACTTCGGCGTGTATATAAGCGGTGAGGGGACATATAATGCACCGGCGCGGGTATACAACACAATATCCGTGCCGGGAAGGAACGGTGATCTGCTTTTCGACCAGAAGAAATTCGAAAACATTGAGGTTATCTATCCGGCATTTATTGCCGGGAGCAACTTCAAAACGAATATTACCGCATTCCGCAGCGCACTGATGTCTGCTTCCGGATATGTGCGGATAACCGACACCTATCACCCGGATGAGTACAGACTGGGGTATTTTGCAGAAGCGTTTGAGGTGGAAGCACGGAGCCAGAACGACGGCTGCACGTTCGAGATCGTGTTCCGGTGCAAACCGCAGCGGTTCCTGACTTCCGGAGAGACAACAAGCACATACACAGCAAATGGCTCGATAACTAACCCGACGCTGTTCGAGAGCAGACCGCTGATAAAGGTGACGGGGTATGGAACTCTGACGCTTGGCAGCGAACAGATCGTGATTGCCCAGAGGTTCAACTATGTCAATATCGACTGTGATATTCAGGATTGCTACTACGGCACCCAGAACGCGAACAGCGTGGTCACATTCAATTCGAACAACTTCCCGGTACTAAAGCCGGGCGTGAACAACTTCACAAAGACAGCGAACATTTCAAGAATTGAGATCACTCCGAGGTGGTTTAGAATATGATTCCAATTTTATACGATGCGGATACGCAGAACTTTACCGCAAACGGACTGGGTCGTCTTTCTGATGCCATTTCCTGCACGATCTTAGAAGAACGCAACGGTCTGTATGAACTGGAAATGCAGTATCCTATCACCGGGATACACTACGACCTGATAGACCAGGGGAAAATCCTTTACGTTTCCCATGACGAACAGGGTGACAGACAGCCGTTCATAATATACCGCATCTCACGGCCTATAAATGGCATAGTCGTGATAAACGCTCATCATGTATGTTATGAACTCACCAATGTTATCATATCACCGTTTACAGCATCCAGCGTGACTGATGCGTTCAACAGCTTCACGACACACTCCATGACGAATAACCCGTTCACCTTTTGGACTGACAAAGCGTCGAGCGGGTCTTTTAAGGTCACGACTCCATCGTCATGCAAAGGGCTTCTGGGCGGCCAGGAAGGGTCTATTCTGGATTCGTTCGGGGGCGGTGAATACAAATGGGACGGATACACGGTAAGACTGTACGCCAACAGAGGAACGGACAGCGGGGTCACAATCCGGTACGGGAAGAACCTGACGAACGTCGATGACACTGTCGACACTCTGGACCTGTACAACGGTGTAATTCCGTTCTGGTATGACGAGGAAACAGAGACACTCGTTCAGGGGTCGCTTATTCTGGGCGATGGCGGTATAGCGCGGTCGGCAGTATGGACGAATCAGAACAATGTCGTTATCAACGACGAGAACGGAAATGAGTTCGAGTTTTCATACTATGCCACTAAAGTATTGCCGATGGATCTGTCTGATGAATGGGACGAGGCTCCGACTGTTGCCCAGCTTCAGAGCAGAGCGCAGACCATCCTGAACAATAACAGACCGTGGCTGCCGAACGAGAATATCAAAGTCGACTTTGTTTCCCTGTGGCAGACGACAGAATATGCAAACGTCGCCCCACTTGAGAGAGTGCAGCTTTGCGATACCGTGACGGTCTATTATCCGGAACTGAAGGTAAACGTCAAGGCGAAAGTGATAAAAGTGGTCTGGAACGCACTGCTGGACAGATATGACAGCATCGAATTGGGCAATGCCCGGTCGAGTTTTGCCGATGTTCTGGAAAGTGCCATGCAGGCCGATGTGAATGCAAAGATAGCGCAGGTCCCGAACGTGTCGACCATTGAAAAGGCTATCAAGCACGCCACAGACCTCATAACGGGCGGTATGGGCGGTCACATCGTTTTTCTGTACGATGCAGACGGCAAGC